AAAGGGCCGCCAAAGTCAACACTCCTGTTAGAGAGCGTTAACTCCGAAAGTAGTGATCTAATGATGCAAGCTCTTGCAGAGTTGGTGTACGATAGCATGGCACGTAACGCCTCTAAGCGTTCGGGCTTCACTGTTACCGTTGGAGTTAAGGGGGACTGTATCGAGGCAATCCGATCAGAGCTAAACGATATATTTCATGCCGCTTTCGCGGATGCAAATACATTGCCTAAGCCATGACGGTTCCTAGGTAGGTCCTATACAAGTTAGTACCCTTGGGCAGCTAACGTACCTCTAGAACTGGAGACAACTATGAAAGTAGTCTATTTAGATCAAAAGGAATGTACAGAACTATGCCGAATCTTTGAAACACAGGGCCTGTCAACCAGACAAGCACAAGGGATTATATCTCTGATGCGACATTGGGAACGCTGTAAAGGCGTTCAATGGCTCGTTGACCGTTTAAAGGTGATGAGGAGGCAACTCGTCAACACCTTAGATGAAGATGCGCAAAGCAACATTGATGCAACTCTATTTAGGAGTCACTTCTCTGTTGTGCTTCGGAAAGCTAAGAGCGGGCGACACGGTTTTACCCGAATGGATCGCTGTCTTAGGATCTTCGGAAGGTGGGCTGTGAAAACAGTCACTGAGGAACACTATCGAAAGTTCGACTTGTCAATAAGCAAGCAGGGCCCAGAAAAGATTCCAGTAATCACCCCAAACCGTAAAGATCTGCGTTTAGCAAACACTGCTCAACGCCGGTCGGAGTTTCAATTTGTAGAACCAATTTCAGACCAAAAGAAAGTGCCTAGTATAGGCCTGCCGGAATCGGCTGTGTCTATACAGGAACACCTTTACGTCTGCCTGAAAGAATGTCCTGAGATTATACGTGATAACCCCTGGTTAATGCGTACATTCTTTAAGGATGTGAGTTGGCAAACTCTATCCTATCTGATAGATAGTATAGATGAACGACCCGACGGGTCGAACAAGGTCGGTAAGATAGCGGCACTAACGAGTGACCGTGGTCTTAAAGTCCGGTTTATAGCCAACCCGCACCGTTTCTTACAGTTGGGTTTGTCCCGGCTACAGGACGCGTGTGACAGGTATCTAAAACTGCTCCCGGAAAGTCATGTTCATGACCAACCTAGTGCTGTCGAGTGGGTTCAAAACCACTTGCAGCAGGGAACTAAACTTTACAGTTTAGACCTGAGTAGTGCAACAGACCACTTTCCACTGGAGCTACAAGCGCAACTCATCTGGGACTTGTTTCCGGATCTGCGTGAGGACATCAACCTTTGGTTAGGTGTCTGTGTTTCAGATTGGAGCACACCATATGGAACTGTGTCTTACAACGTCGGGCAACCGATGGGTACGGCGCCGTCTTTTGCGGCGTTTACTGTAACACATATTCATCTGGTAAGGATGCTTGGCGGTGACGCCAGCACCTTCAGGGTCATCGGAGACGACATAGTCATCGCCGATAAGAAGTTAGCGGAGGCTTACGTCTCTCAACTAACAGACCTTGGTGTAGCGATCAACATGACTAAGAGCCTCTACGGTCTTAGTGTGGCTGAATTCGCTGGCCGTACAATTGACAAGCATGGGTATATAGCCTCTTTCAAGGCATCCCCGCTTAGAGTGTCTAAGGATCCTCTAGGTTATGCGCGACAGTACGGTATCGCAGGTTTAAAGCTGCTCCCTGGAAACATAAGGGAGATGGTTAGATTTGTAGCCGGTTTGTCCCTTTCGCCCCTAATGAGGCACACTGCTGACATAGAGTGTTGGAATGAGCTCGATACGAATGACCTGCTACGCTTACTTACTAAAAAGCAAGAAACGTATAGTTGTGGCCCTGTCATAACTTCTGTTTCCAGCTGTTTTAGACGAGACCTAACAGATCATGAGTGGCTGCTGCAAGCAATCGCAGTACCACTAACTGTTCGGGGTACGAATAACCAGCGCACTTTGGTAGAGCATGTGAATGCCTCTATTGAAGACGCTTGGGAATCTCCGATCCCTGAATTGTTAAATAACATGTCTGCCAAATATCTCGACAGACGTCCAACTAATGGTTGGGAAGACGATACGGAATTAAAACCTCCTATCTCGTTTGTTCGTAAGCTGTGGAAGCTCCGCAAAGGGCAACCACAAGTGGTTTTACACGAAACGGC